AATCCTGATTAACGGCACGCGTCTTGCCTATATCAGTAATCGCCGTTGCTTTCATCAACATCCTCCATATACTTATTCCTTAACTGTCCACAGGCACCATCAATATCTCTGCCCATTTCCCTTCTAATTGTAACATTTAGTTCTGATGCTTGATATTATCACACCTACAAATCAAATGCGTCTTGTAATGCGTCTTTCTCACACATAACCACATCGATTCAGAACATATTATATATTACAATTGCACTCAACATTTTATCACAACAAAATAAAAAGGACAAGATTTATACCCTGTCCTTCCCGTGTAATTTATTCTTCTTTATATAATATGCCTGTGTATTCCCATAATAATTTAGGACTTATATAAAAGTCATACTGCGTAGATTCTTTTTCCTGGTTCCATTTTGAATCTACGATTTTCTTTTTAAAAGCAACCCCTATTGGTAATATACCTCGTATGATTCCCTGTCGAATAAATTGTTGGTCTTTACCCATCAGTCTTGCTACTTCTTTTACAGGGACATTCTTACCAGAGAATTCTGGGTACTCGTGTATGTCTTGTTCCATTTTGAATTCACCTCCGTTCTGGAAGTAATATTAATGAATTTCTATGTAACCTATGTACGGAGTTTTAACCTAGGTAAAAATAAGAGGGCATGTTGTATGCACGCCCCCCTGATAATCTACTGTTCAGTTGTATTATTATCCTTGTTGTACTTACTTGATGATATACCAAGCATCGTTCCCATCATTGCATCAAACGCACCCGCAATTGTAAGCACTGCATCTGTATACGGGATGTGACAAGTAGCACCAACAATACCATAAAAAGTAATAAGTGCTGGTAAACCAATCATTGCAATCCACTTAAGTGTGTCATAAGTTTTATTACTCATCTTCTTCATGATTTTTCCTCCTTACATTTGAGATGAAGTTCTTCTATCTCTTTATACATTTTTGTAGCCATACCGTTCCCTCCAAGATTGTGATAAGCATCATACATTTCGCAAAAGTTTGAATACACATCAGACGGAATCTCTCCTATCTCCATAAATTTGTCATGATACTCTATCAACTGTGCTCTTAAAAGCAACATAGTACCTTTACTGTTAGCGTCACGATCTTTCTTCTGACGCTGTAATAACCATACAATATATCCCATTAATGTCGGCATTGCTGTCGATAAGATAATTATGTATGTCTGAAACAAAACATTCTTCATTTATCATCCCTCTTTAATTTTCTATAATATCTTCAAGCATAAAATCCAATGCTGATATCTCTGCTGGGCTAAGAGCATCGTATCTTGAGTCCTCAAGCTTATCAAGTTCTTTAATATTAGCTTTGCAAATATCGATACTGGTTACGGTTCGATAATACTCAGCAATTTCTTTATTAAGACTTGGTAATGCTGCTTCGTTAATAACATAGCACTTATTCTCATCAATAATTGGAGTTCCGTCAGGATTCTTTTCAGCATAAGCCTCTGCCAACTTTATACGATTATCATCAATTAAGTTTGCTTCTTTTTCTAATACTGAAAGATTCTTCGAAATTGCGTATGACAACTTTATTGGGAGCTTTTTTGAAGATATTGCTACAAAAACCTTATACTTATCTCTTATTTCGCCTAATGTCAAATCCATTTTGAATTTCTCCTTATGCCTGCTGTATGTAGCTCATTACTGTAGCTTCAAATTCTGCTATATCTTTATCACATGATTCTTTATTCTTCAAATAAGTATCCTTGTCCTGAATAGTCTTATTCACTGAATAACTGATGCTGCCTGAGTTAATTGTTGCTGTGAGATAAACAACATCTGTTCTCATCTTTGTTTCTGCTACAGCTACAGCTTTTTCGATGTAGCTTGTTCCTGATAATGTAATATCGCTTCTTGTTTCTAACATAATATTAATCTCCTTTTCTTTTTAAGTTACCGCCAAGCCGAATAAGCCTTGAACAGTGTATGTGAGTGTTTTGTTTCCTGTTTTTGTTGAGCCTGCTTGTAATAGCACTTTCTGATTATTAGCGTTCACGAACCAGTATACAAATGTTGCACCGGCATCTAATTCTACTGAATTTGAACTTTCACCATATCGATGAGTATTTGCTACAACACATGCTCCATTGACATAGATAGCACAATTAGTGGTTCCATAATCATCAGTGGTATCAGTCCAGACTCCAGCATTAAGTATAAATAATCCCGTACCGTTTATTGTCCATGCATAATTAAACGCTTGAATACTATTTGCTGATGTGGTTGCACGCTGATTTAACTTGTTATATCCGACTGGTATAGTTAATTGCGATGTTATTCTTGCACTGTTAGCATATATTCCAATATCATCAACTTCACTGTTACACCCTATGACAATAACACTTTCAGATGTCCCATTTCTTGCAAACTCTATTCCAGAGTTGGAATATGTAGCATTGTTAAATCGCCCAGTAGCAGTTAGCCCAAATGGCGATAATGACGACGTATACCAATTAGCATGAGTTGATATTTTACCAGTTTGATAATCGTCTGCTTCGATATTAATATTTCCACCTGTAACCGAAAGATTCTTACATGTCATACTGCCATCTTTAGTAATGGTAAGATTCGTACTACTTACACTGAATCTATTACCAGTAAGATTCAATCCACCTTTTGCCGTGATGTTGATAGTATCGGCAATGGCTTCTATCATAGACTTTAGGCGTCCAGTTTCATCTTCTTTTACGCATAATTTAAGGGTGGCGTTGGTATTGGATTCCAAATCGGCTAATTTTTCTTCTGTTTTTCCCAAGCTGTCAGAGACATCTGTGATATATTGATTAGTACTTTCCTTTACATTGTTTATAGTCGAATCAACATCCTCTGGTGCTGGAGAATAATCTGTAGCTTTTGTACCCTTTTCTATTTTCAGGCTATCTGTGTCTACATGTGCGAAGCTAAAACGCATATATGTAGCATTAGAAGGAACAACCAAAGAGCCTCTAACTCCTGTGGATTTATCTGCTACTCCGCTAATAAACTTTTTATTGCTGTCATAAAAACAAGTAGCCGGTGAATTTCCCAGGTTAGTCCATCCGCTTGCTATATAATCATTCCATTTTGACACATCAATGTAATCCGTTAAATCCCAGTAATTACCGCCGTCCATTATTTCGCCAGTGGCTGTTAAGTATTTGTTTTTGGTGGCAGTACTTTTTACAAATCTATTTACGCCACCAATCTGAATTCCATTAACTTTCAGCTCAATATCATCGCCACGGGTTTTTATAGCAGCATCAGTCTGAGCAGCTGTATAATAGTTACCCATAGCATCTTTTCTCTGATATGTCGTGGATACTGACTGTGTTATATCATTTTTTGTTTTAGTTATCTTGGAATCAGATTCTGTTTTAGTGTAATAACTTCCGAATTTAGAATTGACATTGTTTATAGCTGAATTAACATCTTCAGGTGCTGGTGTCCAGTCTGTAGCTTTATTTCCCGATTCAATCTTAATGTCCCAGAAGCTTGTAATTTTACTATAACCGTTGATTCTTATTTCACAATTCTGAGTAGCTGATGTATGAACAAATGTCCATGTATATCGTCCCGATGTTATACCATCTCCACAAAAAACTCTGTGAAAATCATCTCCTAATAAACCATGAATCCATATTGTTGCTTTACCAGTTCGATCGCCATGTTCTGTAGCCCATACGGAATCACTAACAGCTTGCAAAGTATATGTCTTACCATTTTCAAGATATACTCTTCCACCAATATATACATAGCCATCTGGTGCATTTGTACTTTTTGCTGGATTGGCTTTAGTCCAACCTGCAGAACCGGTTAACAAATTCCTTCCACCAACCTGTATTCCTTCTGGAGTAGAACCAATACTATATGAAGTGGATGTTGTATTATCAGTATATGTAATAATAGTTCGAGTCCACATATAAGGTAATGCTGATGTGGTTGTTGGTGGTGATGCTACCCATGTACCAGTTGGAACAGTCGTACCGTTTGCTGCTGCTTGGTATGTTATAGCGGTAGACTTAACACCTTTTCCTGTAGCTCCAGTATCGCCTTTTTCGCCCTTAAGGTCTTCCTGAGCTGGACACCAATCAGTAGCTTCCGTTCCTTTTTCAAGTTTCAATCCGGCAATTTGATATCTAATATTCGTAGTATTCGATTTATTAAGCTGTATATATGTATAAGAGACAACTGTATCATCAGGTATATCTGTAGCCGTTTGAAATCTTAGTTCAAAATAATGTGATTTACCATCATTTAATATTGAATTTGCGGCTATTAATTCGTTAAATGGTGTTGAATAATTCCTGCCATCTATTGATAAAGAAATAAATACATGATTCTTGCCATTATAAAAATACAAATTATTACATGTCTTACTGATTACCGTAATATATCCACTAAGAATATATTGAGTAGATGGTTCGTAACAATCAGCAGAATCAATCTTAAACCCGGAATTAATATTATCGCCTTCACATATTACTTTTCCGCTCTTAACATATTCGCTCTTATCAATTTCAGCTGCCATTGCTTCTATATAATCATATTTAATCAAATTCCAATTAAAATTCTTTCCAGCTTCTCCAGTATCACCATAACTTCCAATTACGCAAGGTGCCGTCGTACTTGCTATTGTTCCGTCAGTATACTTAACAATCTCATAATTCCACAAATATTTTTTACTGGCAGATACAGATTGTACAGTGGTTGTCCAACCTGATGTGCTAGCAGTAACTCCTGTATTAGCATTTGTAGCCAGATAATAATTAATAACTGAACCTATACTTTTTCCATTTTGACCATTCGTACCAGGTATACCTTGATCACCTTTAGCGCCCATAGAGCTTATACCGTATGACGTGCTTATCGTATCGTCTGAATATGTGAACACTGTTCTTGTCCATAAATATTTTCCAACAGGTACTGATGGAATGTTTGGACTCCAAGTGCCAGTAGGAGCTTTTGTATTGCTATCCCCTACCTGATAAGTTACAGTTGTGTTTTTTATCGACTTAATATCATCAACTTTATTGTTAATATTATCGATTGCGTCTTTAACACTGGTTCCCGAACTAAACTCCATACTCTCGGCAGATATTGCAAGTTTGAAGCTACCGTCCGTATCCTTATAATATTTAATATAATGATTACCGTCGCCGACAGCCATTTGACCGTCTTTTCCAAGATATATACCACGAACTCCGCTAGTCGCTGATTCTTTTCCTATAGAATGTATAGCGTTGTCATCTATTTTGAATCCGGCAATGGTTGCATCAAAAGCTACCAAATCTTTAACGTCTATTTTAGATGCTGTTACTGATTTGGCTCTGATTACTTGTCCATTGATACTGTTGTAATCAGTCTGTTCAGCCTCAGTGGTGATGCCATCTGTATTTAACTTGTAATACAGTCCATCCTCACCTTTTATAACAAGCTTTTCAGCAACAATTGTATTGCCCTCAATTAAATCGCCTTTGATTGTAACGCCAATTAACTCTCCAGTGATTGTCTGGTCACCAACTACTACATCCTTAATAAGACCTGACTGTGCATAAAAATACTGCATTGCAGCCGTACCAATATTAGTAAAATTAATATTGGCATATTTCAAATCTGCATCTTCAGAATTAAGTTTCTTGGTATTCAG